AATGTATTACTCTGTTGCGATTGTCCGGGAAAATTACATAGAGGAAGGAATAGAAGGAAAGGTCATTAAAAAGATGGAAGAGATTCCAGGAATGAAAAGAGCGCAAAATGATATTTCTTACTCATATGTAAAGAAACCGAACACAAATGTCGTGATAGAAGTAGCGGAAATTATTTTCTGTAAAGCAGTGAAAATATAAGGTGGTGGTAGGATGAATTTCGCATTAGATACAAGTGAAATTGAACAACTGCACGAAGCAATAGCACAATTTGGCAATGATGCAAGAAACGCAATAAACGAAGTATTTCACAATGAAACACTTTTACCTGTATCGGCGAGTATTGTAGCAAAGATACATCCATCAGGCCGCACATGGGCGAAAAAAGCCGTATCAGCTACACAGACACAACCTTTTCGAAATGAAAACGGTAATTTGTTCGTTACAATAAAAAATAAATCGAAATATCAATATTTGTATTTTCCAGACGATGGAAGTAATACAAGACAACATATAGGTATGCAAGACTTCATGGTAAGAGGAGCGGAAGAAGTAGCTCCAGAGATTATTGATATGTGCATG